GTTTTAGACATATAGATGGAGAAAAGGACAGTATTCTGAAAGGTCATACAGAAGTATTAACCGAAAAAGATAAAGAAATGATTTCTTATTTATATAAACAATAAAAGTCGGATTTCTCCGACTTTTTTTATTTTAAAGTTTTAGTACCTTTAATATGTTTAGGTTCGTATGGACAATGTAAACAACCATTTCCACAACAACTTCCCCTTAGTTTATGGTATTCTTCAGTCATTACCATTCTACCCTGATTATCATAATAGAACTGATTGGGTTGTAGTTTCGATCCAAATTCCCTTACATATAATTGTTGTACCCAATCCTTAGATGCACCTATATTCATAATTATACTATTTCACACGCACCTCCTCCGCAAGCAACCTCACCAGAAAGATTAGTATTATCTTGTAATTCAATAACTTTAGATAAGTCAATATTACTCAAAGATTTCATCATCTTTTCATAAGTTTCTACATCACAGTCTTCAAAAGGTGCTTGTTGGTATGTTCCTCCATTATATGGTAATACTGATAACCCATTATAGAATTTTCTATTTTCCCACATCCATTCACCAGCGTATTCCCATTCATCTTCTTTTAAAGATATTGTTGCAGATACATTGTGACTGTTTTGTCCACCTCTATGTCCTGGTTTAATCCATTCTTGAGATACTTTTTTAACTCTTTCCAATAAATCAAAAGATGATTCATATCTTAAGATAGATCCCTCAGGTGATTTTTGTGGGATAGAGATAACTGCAGTATCATGTGGTCTAAATATTTCATCCTCCACTAATTCGGGGTGATTTACGGATAAGTATGTATAAATTGCCTCATTCTTTCCTACTCTAATTCTTCTTACATAGTAATCGTTATGCCAAGCATGAATACCAGAAGATGTACCTAAAACTAACGATGATGTCCCTGAAGGTTTAACTGTAGTAGTTCTCGCTGCGTTATTAATACCAATTAATTTTGCGACTCTTTCGTTCTCTTCTTTAACCGCCTTAGCCGCCAACTTCATATCATAACCTAAAACTACTCCAGATCCAATACCTGTCATTCCTACACCAATTAATGCATCTTTTTCTGTAGTTCTTTTCCACACATCTCTTAGATAATGGAAGTCTGTATATCCCGCCTGTAATGTGCCGATAAATGCTGCACCTCTAACTCTTTTTTCAAAGTCTTCTTGTGATTCAATATCTGAAGCATTAACCTCACACAAATTACAGAATTGATATGGTCTCAAACCAATCTCACAACAAGGATTTGTTCCCCAATCTTTATCGTTTGATAGATAAATTCCTGGTTCACCTGCCCCTGACAGTTCAATTCTTTTCCATAAATCTAAGAAAAATTCTTTCGTGATTTTATGTCTAAGTAATACTGCCGAATTATTTGATCTACCTCTTTGTGGATTTAATTCCCACCAATTTCCTGATTTACAAGAAATCATTTCATTGTCATCCGCACTAAATAAACTAATTAATGCTGCTCTTCTAATACCGCCCGCTAATACTGCATCTGCAATATGACAAACTATATCGTGAACCTCAATAGGTGATAATTTTTCACCATCAGATTTAGCATCTAATACTTTTTTAATATTATGAATACAATCTTTTAATGGTTGTGGTCCAGGTGCTTTACCACCTGATGTCACTAATAACGCACCTTTATGTCTAATATCAGAAAAATCAAAGATAGGTGTCGATGACTTTATACCGAAATAAGATTCAACTAACATCTTAATTGCGTCTGCCCATCCTTCAATAGAATCTCCGATTAAATATCTTCTATTTCTATTAGGATTTGGTTTTTTAATATCAGGTAATGACTCAACGTGATGTTTTTGTACTGAGAATCCTACTCCTGTTCCACCTAAAAGTAAGAACATTGTTTCTGAAAATGCGTCAACATGATCAATAGGTAGGTATGCACAGTTATAAACTCTATTTGGTGATATTTCTATCGGTTTACCACCAAATTGTAAACTTCTCATTGAAGGTAATATTTTTTTGTCATACACCAATGTGTAAACATTCTCAATTTCATTTTTAATGTGAGGATATTTTTTTTGATGCATTTCTTTATTTCTTGTAACTAACTCTTCCCACGTTTCTCTTCTATTTTCTTTGGGAAGATATTTGGCATATTTCATATATACCGTAATGTTTGATAGAATATTGTTTGATAACTCCATTTTTTATTTTATTTTTTTATTATTTATTAAGGTGTTTGTTCCCATAATGATTTATTTTATAAACCATTTATTTTATTAATTTACAAATCAATTATTATTCATTGGTGTACTTCTTTTCTTTTGTATTGTACTAGCAATGAAATCAGAATCTTGTTTTTTCAAACCTTTTCCGTGTTCTAAAAGTGTAACATCATTACATTCACTAGTGTCAATAACCAAAGTACCATTATCAAAAACTATATCCGGAAAAATAACACCATCTCTACCAAATCTAGATTTAAGAACTGCCAATGTAGCCCTTCCTTCTTCTTTTTGTTCCAATGTTTTTGCTACGGATAAAATAAAGTGACCTATCTGTCCCTTTTTAATAGAACCACCCATCATATTAGCCTCTACTAAATCTGCACCAATAGAACTACGGTTTCCTTGTACTGCAGTCCATCCAGCAATATCTAGTTCAGATAACATAGTTTCAAATTGTCTCATTACATTTCCTTCACCACTATATTCATCTTTAAACTGTTTAGTAGGTTGTACACAGTCAATGTAATCTAAAAAAACGATATCAGGTTTAATACCAGAAGAAATTAATTTTCTAAGATATTGTTTGATGTGGGTAATTGTTGTACCATCACTAGACATCTTTTTCAAAATTAAATTATTTTCTAAGTTTTGAAATCTTGGTAAGAATTCTTTTACTTCTTCTCTTCTATCACCTAAATCACTTAAGTCGATACCAGTAAAACAAGAAAAGTGTTTTCTTTGTATAACTTTAACGTTGTCTTCGAAAAATATCTGTACAACGTTTTTACCAGTCAAATACGCAGTGTTTGCCATTCTAGTCATAATAGTTGTTTTACCAACACCAAATGCGGCTAAAATAACACCCAATTCACCCTTAGATAATCCTCCACCCATAAGATTATCAATTCCAGTTAAACCTGTTGCAATAGGACTTCTAAAATCTTCCGATAACACATCTTCAATGGCATGAAATATATCAATACCTTCATCCTTTTCAGTACCAACAGATATCGCCTGTTTTACTAATTCCTCACACTCTTCATATCTATCAAAATCTCCATTATCCAATATTTTTTGGATTTTCTGAGTAGCCTTCTTAAGTTCTTGTTGTTTGCAGAACTTAATGGCAACATCTTGTGTGTGTAAACAGTCTTTATTGTCAGATTCTTTCACTTCTTTAATTAATTCAACTGCCGATTCTCTCGCAATTTCTCTACGGACTTGTGTTTTAATTAGATTAAAGATAGTTTCATAAGAAGGTATTGTTTCATACTTTTCATAGTAATCTTTCAAACTAGCCACAATTAGTCTCATATATTCATTATCAAAATAGTTGGGGTCAACTATTGAAATGATGGTTTCTGAAAATTTATGATCTTCCACTAATTGTTTTACTAACTTTACTTGAAAACTATAGCCTAAATAGCCTAAATTAATACTCTCATTTTTCGACATTCTTATTTCTGATTTTAGTTATTAATAAATATCCTATCTAGGTTATAACCGCAGTAATTTTTAGTATAATTTTCCATACTTAACCCCTGTTGTAAATAATCGATGATTTTAGGAATAATTTTTCTTATGTCCACATCATATCTTACATTTGGTGGATAATCATTACCACTAAAAATTTTTTCACATACAACTCTATCCTTAACTTTTAATTGGAAGGTGAAGTAGTCTTCATTGTCATATATACTAACCTTATCTGTTTCTTCTGCCGTAGTATAATAATTAGAATACTTTTCCATATAATCGTATGTATTATTCTTAAAATGTTCTCTTATGACATGTACTACACTATCTATTATCTCTTTTAATTCATATGATGAGATAGATTCTTTATTGAAATTTCTAATATTAAAATTTCTTCCCACAATTGTGTTTCCGTTAATCATAAATAAGAATTCATAAGGATAACTTTGGTAACTTTTTTTCATTTCTTTAAACATAAATTTGATTAAAATAACTTTTTTCTTTTTTTATTATTGGTAAGAATGGTTGTAAAAAATTAATATAACCATCACTACCACCTGGAATCGCCATCATCAACCCATCCTCTATCATCATCTTAATTACATTTTTTACTTCTCTACCTTCAGGATCAATAGAAGTATTAAAGATGTTATCTAACTCTGATTTAGTTGTTTCAGTTAATAATGGTTTTTTTAGGTTTATGATTTTTTCATTGATTTCAAAAATCATATCTTTTTGTGAACCTTTAGTAACTTTATTAAGTATATTATCTAGTGATTTCAATCTATTCTTTCTTTCGTTTTGTATAGTTACAATCTTACTAAAAATATATTCTAAAGTCAAAGTTTTTTCTCTTATTTCGGGAAAAAAGTTAACTAAAGTTTTTTCACTGACACCTTGTATACCTTTTATACAGTCACTATTATCACCAGTAATAATTTTTATTAATTTAAGATTGGATGGATGGTGGTTAAAATATGTTAAATAATTATCTTGTGTAACTATTTTCTTTAGATTTAAAACATATATACCAACTCTTTCACTTATTAATTGACATAGATCTCTATCATTACTCATTATAACAACTTTCTCATCTTCTGACATATTTTGAACGTAATAACCGATACAATCATCGGCTTCTGTGATATCGTCCCTATATTGTCTAATGAATAGTTCTTCACAATAAGAAATTACTCTTTCTTTTTGAAGGTATAGTTCTAAATCTGATGGTGGTTGTTCTACATAGAAATCCTTATCTCTATTAGATTTATATTCTTTGTAGATATCATACCTTAATCTACCACTGAATTGTCCATCCCAGAAAACATAGACTCTATCGAATTTATATTCATTCATCATTTTCCTAACCATAGTTAAGAACTGAAAAATACCGCCTATATGGGTGTCTTTATAGTAAAGATCTTTAGCCCCATGATAGGCAGTTTTAATCAACGAGTCTCCATCAACAACAAGTGTTTTTTTAAATTTTTTCTTCTTATCTGGGAATTTCACACATTATTAGTTGAAGGTTTAACAATCAATCGTCTGAGTAATCTACAGGAGCCTCAATTACGTTGTCTTCAACTACATCAAAAGATGTATCATCAAATACACCACCAAATACCTCTGCCCAATAATCTTTGTTATCGGATTTGTATTTGTCGATTTCTTTTTTATCATCTTCAATGAAACCGTGTGTGGTTGCAAGTATTTTGTTATCTGCGTAACCTAAACCATTCATATGGTTCTTATGGATACCCACTTTAGTTCTAATAGCGAAATTAACTTTTCTACCTTTATTTGTGGCAGAAAGTTTAGATACACCAGAACTCTTTTGATTTCCAAACAAAAATACTAATGCACAAGATAGGTAAATAGAATTACCCCCTTTAGGTGCGATTGTTGGTTGTCCGAATGGGTTATCAGGTAATGCAACCCAAGGTTGGTTTACAAATACCATTGTGTTGGTATGTGGATAACTTTCCTTTCTAGAAGATGTTATTCTTTGTGCCAATCCCATTCCCCATTTTTCAGATATTACTCTCGCAGTGTGTTGGTTTCCACCTTTCCCATCAAAACTCATTTGACAAGGTATGGTACCAATAGAATCCCATAAGAATACAATGTCATAAGGTATTTCACCACTCTTTTGTGCGTTTAATACTTCAGTAACATATTCAAATGCTTGTTCTATATAATCGAACCCTAATTTATAAAGTAGGAATCCGTCCCAATATGCGGAAACTTCACCTGTTGATTCATCAACTTCTTCAATGTACTCAGTTTCTAACCCCATTTGTTTGGCGTGTTCAAAACTAAATTTTTGTTCAGTAATAATGAATACAGGTAGTATATTTTTCTTTTGTGCGTCTACTGCAGTCTGTAAAAGTGCAGTTGTTTTTCCAGTGTCTGAATGACCTAGAAGCATATTAACCTGACCCATAGCAGGACCTGGTAGTCCTGTCGACTTTTGAAAGGCTTCCCCTAGATCAAAGTACCTTTGTTCTTTGTACTTCTCACTAGAGGAAAATTTCTTTCTTATAGACGAAAAATCAGATGTTTTTTTCTTAAGTGGTTGTTTCGCCATAATATTTATTAAAACGGTAATTCATCATCATCACCATCTAAAGAAGTTGATTCTACTGAAGAAGTATCTGATTCATCATCATAGTCTTCTTCAAATGATTTAGCCGTTTCAGTTCTCATCATATTAATTTCTTCAGATAAAGACGCAGTTTCTTTTTCTTCTCTATCCTCTTCAGCCACAAACTTTTTCTGTTCTGAATCCCAAATAGGTGTCTTGTTAGTTGCAACAATTTCTAAATATTCTTGTGATTTTTTAGAATAAACATCTCTATGTGTTTCATCGTTACCAAACCAATCATTTGCCTTTTCTTTATCTTTAGTAAGGATAGTAGAATCATCTGCCATAATAGAGTTCACAACACTAAAATTTTTGTCGTTTCTACCTGTGGTAATCATAATATCTCTACCTTCTCTAGGATCAGTAATATCACCTTTTAATTTAAATAATGGAATAATTTTATCCATAATACCGTCACCAGTATATTTGTGTTTAAATCTCCAAAATTTAACTCCGTGATCTTCATTCTCTCTATCGATACCTTTAACCACATAGAATTTTCTAGGTATAAAGTCTTTTGCCAATTTCTTAGCCTTTTCTGAACCATCTTCATATAAGGCATCTTTAGCCTCACATAATGGACAGTGTTCACCATCGTTCAAATGGTTACAATAAATTTTATCCCAATTACCATTAACTAATTTTTCGTGATAGTAAACCTCCGTAAATGGAGAACTACCGTCTTTCTTAGGTAAGATACGGAATGTTTTTGTGTGGGATTTTACCCCTTTAGGTAGTTTCTCACTGAAGTACTTTTTTAGTCTGTCTTCACTAGAGATTTTTTTACCACTTTTTGCTGGATCAGTATTTTTTTCGTACTGAGACAGAATTGCATCTAAAGTATTGCTCATTGTATAAAAATTTTAAATTATACACAATTATACTAACGAATTTTCAAAAAGTCAATAAAAAAACGGGGTTTTTAGTTATTTTTCTTCGGTTTTACTAAATTGGAAAGATTTTCTAATGTCTTTTTCATTATAGTTATCGACATCACTTTGTTTAAGTACAAATTCTTCTTCGTTTTCTTCAGTTGCCTCATAACCTTCTTTGTCTTGCCAAAAGTCAGTTAACTTAACACTATATGGGAAAGAATTCATTGATCTCATTTCTAATCTTTCAACGGGTGTTGGGTTTCTCTTTTCGATTTCTTTTTCTAAGTCATCAATTTTATTGATTACGTTATCCATACCAGAAACTTGACTTTCTAATTCAGATAATTTATTCAATAATTCATCCATTTTACTACTCATACCTTCTACAGAAGTCTTAGTTGCTTCTGTTTTATCTACAATATCAGTCACATCTATTTCAACAGAACCATCATCTGTTCCAGTACTCGTCTCAGGAGTCTCAGTTGCAGTCTCAGTTTCATCCGCAGCCACATCTTCTACTTCCGCATCATCTGCCAATGGATCAGTTTTAGGTGTTTCCGCACCAGACTCAGGTGCAGTTTCGTCACCACCTACTGACATAAAAGGATCTTCTTCCGTTTCACCAGCGGGATCTTGTTCTGTTATATATTGATCATCTGTAAGAAGATTACCATTTTCATCTTTTTCATTTTCAGGTACATAAAATGTGTACTCCAATAATTGTCTATATCTTTTTAATTCCTCAGAAAGTACTTTTTTGTTCATATCACATTAATAATTGTCTACCGTCATTAGTTTTATATACCTTATTAACTCTCTCCACTATTTCTTTTCCATCATTAATAAGACATTCTTCACCAACACACTCTTCTTTTTTGGTGGTATTATCATTTAAAAAATCATTTAATGATTTCTCTAAATTGTCATTTTTTTTAGTATCTCTATTTGTTTCCATAATACTTTTATTATATAAATATTCTATTATTAAGAAAAATGTTTTTTTATGTCGATTATTTTTAATTCATCGTTTTTAACAATTATCATTTTATTCTGATAATCATCCCATTTTATTATTACATTCTTATAATCTATATTACCAACTTCGTGTTCACTTATTTTTTCTATCAACTTATTTAATGCATTAATAGTATAAAAACACTCCCCTTTTTTGTGAACTATTACTGTTGGTGGGAAGAATGAAGAAGTTTCAACTTTTTGATCTTGTTCAACTCTAACCATAAAAGTTAAAATTTTTTTATTTATCTCTTCAAAGTTATATTGAAATATGTTTTTTTCTTTAATTCCTAATCTTTTATATAAATAATTTTTAAAACTTTCTATTTTATCTTGATATACAAAAGATGCTAATGTTATATTTTTACCGCTCGACTCCATTTCCGTAAATGTAAGGGACAAATCTGTTTTTATTTTTTAATTTATATATTAAATCCTTACATTTATTAAATATCGTATAATCTATCAAAGTATTATCATTTATACTTTTTACCCTATCTACAATTTTTTGTTTTTTACCTTCAAAATAATTTAAAACATTTAAATCTACCCCAAATATTATATTTTCACCGTAGATGTATATCATATCATTTTCAGAGAAGTATGTATAAGGTGTTTTAAGAGATATTATTTTTTTTATTATCCTATAATTAACTTT